CTCCGCGTTGTCCGACGCCCTGCGAACCCTGATGGCCGAACCCGTGTAGGTGGTGTCGAGAAGACGCAGCGAGTACGCGGCAGCGGCTCCGGGGTAGTCATCAAGCAAACCGGAGAAGGCGGTCGCGTCTTCCCACGTCATAACCAACGAGGCCGGAGCCGTGCCGTTGGTTTGTCCTGCGATGATAGTATCGTTGATGTACGCAAGGGCCGTAGCATATGAGGTATCGTCTGCGAACTGGTGAATGAGCGTCCACGTCCCGAAGGTGTCGGTGCTTCCGAACTCGTTCTTGTAGTACACCTTCCTCTTGATGGCATTACCTGCGCTTGGCGTGTCGCTCTGTTGGCTGAGATAGACCCCCGTACCTGTCCAGCGTGCCGTGTCGATGCGCTCAATGGTAGCCGTACCTGCGTCGAGGGTCGAGGCCATCGTGGAGGCCGTAGAGTCAAACCTGTTGAGGTAGAAGTTCAAGAGGGTAGGTGTAGCCACCCCGGAGGCGTTGCCGAGCCACCCATACCCCTCGGGGATGTTGGGCACGTCGTTGGTTCTTCCGATGCAAGACACCTTAAGACCTTGGCAGATGGTGCCGTTCGTCTTGAGGACCACCCCCACGTTTTGGATAAGGTTGGTGCCTGTGGGCTTTGTCTGTGCCAACCCTCCCCCGTCGTCCACGTACAGGACGTCGTTCTCTTCGAGTCCTGAGAAGCCGGAGAGGTTGGTGTTGTATGTGCCCACCATGATGCCGTATCCGTCCTTGGTTGCTCCGTTGGTTGTGAGCTCGGTTTCCGCGATGGCGATAGCGGGCATCTTGTCGGGGTCGCTTGCATCGGCAATGCCCACCTTGATGCGTTCACTGCCTCCAATCTCTCCCTTGCTGTAGAGGGGGGTACCTGCGGGGATGGTAGCGCCTTCGTCGTTACGCACGGGGAAGTGTACCTTCTCGGCTGTCGTGCCCCCGGAGCCACTCGTGGCCGCTGTGATTCTACCTTGAGCATCGACGGTGATGTCTGCGTTGGTATAGCTGCCCGGAGTCACGGTGGTGTCATCGAGGTTGACAATGACGTCACCCGTGGTGGGGTTGGCTGTGAGGCCCGTGCCGCCGCTTACACTGTCGACAGCATCGTCTCCAAAAGTGAGCGTGATTTCTCCGTCCCCGTCGTCTACGAGGGAGCCGTTGGGCACGTTGATAGTAGCCACACTGAGCACGTCAGGCGAGCCGTCAAGCTCTTTGACACGCAGCAGGCCGCGAGCCTTGTAGGAAGGGATGCCGCTCCCGTCAGGCTCTACCCCTGTGATAGGGGCGTTGCATGAGTCGTAGGTATAGGGAACCGAGATGGCGATGTCGAGCAAGCAACCGGCGAGGGCGTTGCTGCGCTCCTCCTCCAATGGCGTCACGCTCGCATTGACGAGGTCGTAGTGGAATCCAAACTGGAAGATGTTGCCTCCGTTCTGGATGTCTGCCAGGATGTCCTCGGCTACCTGCTCCGCGTCGCTAATGCTCTCCTTTTGAAAGTCTACCTTGTCCGCCTTGGACGGAGGCAGCGAGAGGATGTAGCATTCGAGGTTGTACGTCTTGGCCTTGGGGCTGTTGTAGTCGCCGCCCGTATACACCAAGTGCAAGAGGGGGTACTGCTCGAACTTCTCAAGGTCCACATCAGACGGTGAGCCGTAGCTGAACGTCTGGATGAAGTGGTGGTTGTCGCAGAACTCCTGAAACTTGGAGACGATGTTATTGAATGTAATCATGCGATGCGGTTGTTCATCTGTTGCTCACGCTTGTAGTTGAGGTCTTTGAGGTAGGCCAGATGCGTGAAAGCGTGCCCCACAGGGAGCTTCGTAACTGCGTCCATCTTGAGGACATCCTCACCAGCCAATGCGTGGAGTACTGGATACCATCCCCACTTGACAGCGAACTCATCGCCTCCTTCGTCGCCTTGAGCAAAGAGGACTGCAAATTGCTCAACAATGCGCGTTCGGTAGTCCAAAAAAAAAGCAGGGCACCAGCCACCAAAGGGGCGGGCATATCCTTGAAAGCCTCGGCATCCTCCTTGGCCGTGTACTCCTCGATGGCGTACGTGTCTCCCCACTTGCGATTAAGGGGGCGATACAGGATGCTCATGGCCTTGTGTGCCGTCTTCCAGAAGTCAGCCGTGTAGGTCTCCATATCAATCCACTCACCCGCGCTGAAGTTCTCCCAGTCGGGAATGAAGCCGTAGGTGGTGCCGTTAAGCTCGAAGGTGGGGAGGTGCTTGGCTACCTCCTGCTTCTGCAAGGTGTCGAGGTGTGCGTTGGCCTCCATGATTAGGGCCTGCGGCATACGGCGCAGTTCAGCAAACGACAGACCCGTCACAGCCTGGACCCTCTTGACGGGGTCTTCTGTGGTCTCAAGCACCATGAGGTGACCGAGGGTGAGGTCTTCATAAGAGGCCGGTAGATGCAGCTTCATATTCTTACAAGTTTCAAAGGGGTGATTCCTCAGGTTATCCGAGGGCGTATTGTCCGAAGTTGGGGTTTGTCTGGTTCCATGTCACGGCGTAGCGTGAGGCGTCCACGAAGTGATTGAAGGCATCGACAGGCTCGTTGAGTTGTCGCCCGTTCTTGTCCTCCTTGTACTTGTAGTTGCGGAGCTCCTTGATGCCGTTCACGCTGCGTTCTGTGATGAGGAGAGGACGCGACCGGAGAAAGTCGATACCTGACCGCACCGAGTCCCTACCCTTGCGGGCGGGGTGTATGTTGATGCCGTGGCCGTGTATCTCGTCAATACTCTTGGGCTCGGCTGAGTCTGCCACCACCATAGTCTTTCCTATGTCGGCGTCCTTGAGCGTCTGAGAGATAGCCGCGTTTGTGAGCCCTGTGGCATAGCACACCTCATCAAGGCAGAAGCCGTGGCCGTCTGTGTAGACCTTGACGATAGCGGTGGGGTCGTTGGTGTATCCGAAGTCAAGGCCAAGGCTCATCAGCTTCCAACCGTCCGGCACCTGCGGTACCTGCTTCCAATGTGTGAGGATGGTCGCGCGAGATACCCCACGCTCCCCCAAGCCATACACCCTCCAGTAGTCCGGGTCTGCGTCTTTGAGTCTCTCAATCTCTGCCACCGTTGTCTTAGGCAGGAAGGGGTTGTCCTTGTATGTTGTTTGAAAGAAGGCGTGATCGTCACGCGTGAGCACGTGGTCGTATATCCAGTGAAACTCGTCGGACGGGTTAAAGTCGATGATGGCTTTGCCTGTTGTGCGGAGCATGAGCTGCCGCCAGTCTTCGAGTGTGAGCTCGTTGGCCTCGTTCACAAATAGGATGTCTCTCTTGCGTCCCCTGACCTTCTGCGGCTGGTCGACAGAGATGAACTCTACCATGTTCCCGAAGAGGATGTACGTGGCCTCGCTCTTGTTGTGCATCTCTACGTTGTAGACGTCTTCCCTTTCGAGTATCTCGAAGAAGTCACGCATGACCGAGGCGCGTATGGCGGGGAAGGTCTTCCGGGCTATGGTTATGACGGCTCCGCTGTTCTCGTTGCGGTGGCACAGCTCAATGAGGGCCGTGATGATGGAGTACGTCTTGCCCGATCGCGTGCCTCCTTGGTGTACCTGAATCTTGGCGGGCGAGTTCTTAACGTGGTAGTATGTGGCAGGCTGCCTCAAAACATGCGGAGCTGCGCCTTGTGACGTTCTAAACGCTCACACGCGCCGTTGTAGTAGTCTGCGTCCAGCTCGCACCCCACAAGGTCGTAGCCAAGGTTGTGGCAAGCAATGGCGATGGAGCCGCTGCCGAGGTGCGTGTCAAGAATGCGGTCGCCCTCTTTGGCGTAGTTCATGAGGAGCCATTCGTATAGCTTGACGGGTTTCTGCGTTGGGTGCAACTTTGTCTTTTTGTCTTTGTACGCTGAGTACCTAAAAATCCGAGGTGCCTTTCCAAAGGTTGTCCAACACATTTCTCCGTCGGCAAAACTGAGACCTTCAGGTATCTCTTTGTCCCAAAAAACAAAGTGTTTCGTGGGTGGCAAGTCAAAGTAATTACCACCCCATATCATGCAGTTTTTTGCAACTCGAAAAAGCTCTTGAAAATATGCCTCTGTCGGTGCGTGTGCGTCCCAGTCTTTTGCCTTCCAAGTTCTGTTTTTTGCCTTACTACATCTTGCAGATTTGCCCACGCCCATGTTCATGTTTGCAACGTCGATACCATAGGGAGGGTCAACTATTGCCAGCTCAAAGGCGTTGTCCTCACACGTGGCGAGGTACTGCATGCAGTCAACGTGACGCAGGTCAATCATGATACCGTCGACTCGTCACCTGTAAACCACGAGAGCGGCTTCTTCTCGGCCACCTCAATCTCTTGTCTCTCTACGTACCCCCTGCCCTTGCCTTTGGTCTTCATATAGAAGATAGTCGCGGCTGGGTTGCCCTGACTGATGAGCTTGTGCAGGTGGTGCTCTGCGAAGTCCAGGACGACTTCAGGCAGGTTGTCGCACGCCTCTTTGTAGGCTGGGTCTTCTTTGAGCCATCGGTAGTGTGTGTTCCGTGAGATACCCACAGACTCGCACGCGAGCTTGACAATGCCCAAAGCCTTGGTGAGGGCCTCGACCATTGCCGCCTTTTTTGGTTGTAGCGTGTCCTGTTTTGTCACGGAATCATCTTCTCGCAGTGCTTGCATTGCTTGGGTTCTTGTGTTTGTTCTTCGGGCTCTGGTTTGTCCCAGTCGATGGGCACACCCCACTCTTGTAGTTGTTCAGGCTCG